AGGAGCCGTTAGCTGTAGTGTCTGCACCACCGCCACCTGCACCGCCACCTGTAGCAATCATCAAGGCGCGTTTAACGCCAGCGGATCGCGTGTATGTACCGTTCCCGGTAAACACTTGAATCCCGGCAACATCCGATGAGCCGATAGCAGAAAGAAGAACCTTCTTTGCAGCCGAGGCGGAAGCATCATACGTAACAACGTAGTCAGCAGCAGCATCCGGGGAACTATCTTGGGTAAGGGTGTTAATGACTTTGAAGAAATCCGCAAGGGTAAGCTTCGTAGCAGCAGATGCCGAAGCATCATATACGTTAGTCGTATCCGCGACATCGGGAGCAGTAAGAGCACTGAGTACGTTCTGCGAGTTCCAGAGAACCTGCGTAGTAACACTGTCAGCGTTCGTTGCGCTCAAGTCGTACATCGGGAAGGTATCGCCAATAGCAATAGTTGCTTCCGAAGGTAGGACGCTAATCGCGTTAAACAGGATTTGAGTCGTGACGTAATCTGCGTTCGAGGCACTAATGTCGTACATCGGGAACTTGTCTCCGATAGCCGGAGGAGAAGCTTCCGCAGTAAGGACGTTAATGACCTTGAAGAAGTCACTCGTCGTAATCTTTAGATTCGTGGTTGCACTGAGATCGTAAATAGCAATTGAATCGTCAATAGCAGGAGTCGTCAGAGCCGTGAGGCCGACGATGTATCCGCTTGCCGGATTCAAGAGTTCCCATCTCGTGTTCGCTAGATTGTACTCAACGAGCGCAACGAAACCAGCCGCAGGAATATCACCGACTGCCAGAGCACCGCCACCTACCTTCGTAATAGTCCGAGTGGTTAGACCATCCGGCGTAAACGAGGGGTTCGTGACCGTATTCTTACCAGTAGCAACGAAACCAACTACGGTCAGGTCGCTGAGGGAAATATCCGGGGTATAGTTCGCCGTAATCGCATCGACTGTGCCAGCCGCAGCAACGACATTCAACGATCCGGGTGAACCAGTCGGGCCAGCGTCACCTTTATCACCAGTACGCAAATACTGGAGGGTCATTACATCATTATTTGCCCACGCGCCGTTACCAGCAACGTGTGAGATGGTAAAGGTGTCCCAAGTACCATTGTCCGTCAACGTCCCAGTAACATCGTAGATACGATAGTTCGTGGGATCGGACTGTAGGAAGATTCGCAGCTTACCGTGGATGGTAGATGTACTATCATCCCACGTTGCGAGTTCTCCGGCTACTGCTTGAGCAAGACCAGTCGTTTCAGAGATGTACAATGCTGTGGCGGAAGCCAGTGTAGCATGGTTCAACCTGAATACTCCCGAGCCGGGATCAGCAGATGCCGTAGTAGTCGAATAGGTGTATGTAAAGCCAGTTGCAGAACGCGCAATATCCCGTGCAGCCTCAGCAGCAACCTGTGCAGCTTCGGCATTTGTCTCTGCCAACTCAGCAGCAGTCTGTGCTACCAGAGCAGCGTCACGATAATCTTCTGCGAGATCACGCGCTGCTTCGGCGGCAGCTTGTGCAGCCTCAGCGTTAGTCTCGGCAGTTTCCGCGTTTGCTTCCGCAATCTCGGCATTGGTTTCAGCCGTTTCCGCATTTGTCTCAGCAGTCTCCGCCGCAACACGAGCCGCAATAGCAGCATCACGAGCGACGATAGCAGCGGCAAGTGCCGCCTCTGCGTTTGTCTCAGCAGTTTCAGCATTAGCTTCGGCTGTCTCAGCATTAGCTTCTGCGGTTTCTGCATGAGCCTCTGCAAGCTCGGCAGCAACCTGTGCAGCCTGTGCAGCAGCTAGGGCAGCAGCAACGTCAGCGTCATGTGCAATGAACTGATCGTACTCTACTGCATCCCCGGACTCTGTGCCGGGAGCCATGTTCGTAATCTTAAAGCCAGTCATGTCAAGATCGTCGGAGAAGGATTCAATCCTACCGTCGAGGAACTCGTGAACGGCCATCATAGTTTGCTTGTTGCTCTCATCCAGATTAGACTCTTCAATGGGGTCGCCATTTTCGTAGTCATGAACGAGGGCAGTCTTGTCAACGGTGCGGGTGAATACAATAGAGTCTCCGTCTTCGGGGACATCTCCTTGAATTTCTACCAGACCATCGGTAATCCATGTTAATGTGCGATACGCCGGATCGCCAAGGCCATCAACCTCGTCGTTCACTCGGCATTGAACATCTTCGCGGGATAGGAAGCCCAACGTGAAATTCAAAGCATATTGCGTAGTTACACCATCACCCTCATAGGTAATGATACTGTGTGCCATGTTTGGCCTCCTTTGTACTATATAGGGTAGCAATTAGCTAAGGGCTTGATTTCGCAAGCCCTATAGCTTATTTTGATAGGATTTTCTGCAAAGGATCAGCCTGATCCGGCGCAGCCTCTGTATTCTGGACTTCTTTGATCGTAGCAGCATCAGATTTAGGCTTAGGCGCAGCGGGTTTCGCTGGCTTAGGTGCTTTCTTCTTAGATTTGGCCTCGTCTTTTAAGTCCTGCTTCATTTTATTGAAGATATAGGAGAAGCCGTACAGATTCCCGATAATTGGGGTGGCCTGTAAAGCAGAAATATCCTCGTTCTTGTACTTGCCTGTCACCAGACCTACGGTTGCCTCGGGAATATGGGCAATGCGGTTCATCGTGGAAAGCACCGGAGGTGCGCCAATGACATCACCGCCAACGCCTTGTGCGCCGTAGTGACTGAACCTGAGATTATCCATTCCAAGCATACTTGCAACTGGGTCTGTCCATTGCGGGAGCCAGCCAGTCATGTTAGACAGCGTGATAGAGCCTTTCATAATCTTCTCGGGAGTGAGGTTCTGCTCACGGCCTGAGATTACTTGTTGAGCAGAGTAAACTGCTCCGGCACTAGCCATACTGTACAAGAAGCCCATCGTGGCCTCAGCATCCATGATCCGCGCATTACGCAGAAGTTGCTTCTGCATTGCGAGGACAGTGAAGGACTTGAGGTGCATCAATAGAGCACCGACATCTTTGTGCATCCAGCTTGAGGTTTCGCCGCGCTGTGCACGTTGTACAACTTGGTCAGCATGACGGTTAAGCGCAGCCGCGAAGTCCATGATGTCTGCTTGGTTCCACTTGTCGAAGTTCAACTTTAGTACATCACCATCAGGAGCCATCTCTACGATGCCCTGCTCGAAATACTTACCAATCCTACGCTCGACTTCGGGACTCAGCCCCAAGTCTGCTAGACGCGCATTGCCAATCTCTTTCGAGCCTTGGAAGTGTTGCGCCAATCGGTACAGCATACTGCGTACTGCTACGCGCTGCTGGAGTTGCTTGACATGGTAGAAGCCGGAGACATAACCCTGAACATGCCGCCCACGAACAAGTAACTTGTCCATGAACGCGCCGAGTTCAACAGCTACACCGGGATCATTACGCATCTCGTCAAGCATAAGGTGATCCATGAAGACATTTTGCTCACCATCAATGTGGGCCATCCAAGCCTTCAACTCGTGAAGTGCTTCGGAGCTTTTGCCAGATAGCATGTCTTGGACTTCTTTAGGTGCGCTCTTAATGAACGCTTCCCATCCAACCGCAGCCACCTGAACACCTGTCTCTGCTAACTGGGTTAAGCCCAGTCCGTTCAATAGAGCAAGGTTCGTGGTTTGCAGAGCACGGCGTTCCCACGGGTTAATCCCACCAGCATAAGCACCACCATCGAAGTACGAGAAGACTGCATCCAACATCTCCTTGGTGACTTTACCACCACCGGATGCTGTTTGGTCGGCCATGATCGCATTGATGATGTCTTGCTTGTCGGCTTTTTGGATACCGTGTCTTGCCATTGCAGACGCACCTGCCGCTTTACGGGCATAGCGAGTCCACACGCTAGGAATGTCTGTATCTACTAAATCCATCAGACGAAGAGATGTACCGGGAATCGGCTCTCTCAAGTCGATGTCTTTGCGTTCTTTCAGTATTCCTTCTTTTCCCTTATTGAAGTTCACGCCCTTCAAGCCGTTGATAAACTCATCCGCTTGGGCTTTCGTGAAGCCGTTATCGGTGAGCATCTGGTGTACAAAGTCTGAACCCTCTTGGTCGAGGAGCCGGACAAGGTTCGTGTCTATACCGCGCTCCTTTGCAGCAGCACGGCGTAATACCGCCTTGGAATATTGTTCAGCCAGTTCTTTACTAAGGCCCGGATGAACCTTGCGATAAGAGGCTGCGAGAGCGTTTTCAATCGCCTTCCGCATCTTGCTTCGCTGGCCTTTCGGGGCAGTATTGATGATGGCCTGTATTTTATCTCCGCGCCACAACTGACGGAACCATCCCTTTTCTGGAGTGAGTTCCTCAGAGCCGCGAACACCTACTTCTCCGTTCTGACCTTGCAGAATCTTGAGAGCACGTTCACTGGCTTGGTCGATAAGGTTTGCGTATTCGATAACCGAAGCGTGTGCGTTAGGGTTGCTAACACCATCATGGTAACGATACTGGAGTTCTTCCATTACTTCCTGATCGAACTGATTGCGGAGTCCTTGATTGAATGGGCGCATAACACGAGGCTCTGTAGAACCTTTGCTTCCAGCCCATGCGTCAAAGAACTTTCCGTAGTTCGTATTGACTGGCGCAGCTATGTGCGCGAAGTACATGTTGTTCAGGATAGCTCCTGACTTATTGTTCCGCACGATACCTGCCGGAGACTCCAGCAGTTTAAATCCCAACGCTCGTGCAATCGGAGATGTACTGTTCAGCAGAACATCAGAGTCGGATGCGAGAAGGGTTTTATTGAGCATCTCATAGAATTTCTTAGCAGCCCTGCCTAAATGAGTGTCTGGAAATGCGTTCTCGCGCAGGAAGTCAACTTCGTTATCTTCCAGAAATTGCTTTGCGGAGTCGTGCATCTCAATGACGCGAGGTTGACTTAACTCAGGATCGTAGTCCGGGTGATCCGGGGCGACGATAGCGGCTTTAGAGCCGGGAGTCTGAGCAGCACCTACACTGTGTTCACCGAACACTGTATCATGTGTTACGTTCTGT